ATTGTGTGGGTGAACCCTGTTGTGATTTATCAGCGAAAGATTGATAGATTGATCTATTTATTTTAGTTAATGGAAAATCTATATTTTGTTGATTTCTATAAGAAGCTTCTAAGATATCGTCAACTCCATAAATAGCATTAGCATCTGAAGTACCATCAGCAGGTGATCTATACATAGTATATAAATTCTGACCTTGTACTAAAGTTAAGTTATTGTTTTTTATTTCCCAATAATGAAGACCTCTATTAGACCATTCTTGAAACATTATGTTTAATGATCTTCGAGCAGAACTTAATTGTTGACCGGTAACACCAGTCATATTTATTCGTTCATACGCTTCGTGAACTATATCATCTATAGAAAAACCTTTTTCAAAGGTCGTTGTTCCCGAAGTAGTATTAGCCATGAGCTTACGCTCCCGTAATAGTTATAGTAACGCTTCCGCTTGCTCCAGTTAAATTATAAACAATTCCTTCTTTAAATAAAATACCAGAACCTGGAATATATACTTCTAAACCTTCGTCTCCATAGTTATAAGTAGCTACGGGTGCTCCGGGTGCTGCTGCATCTGCAGAATTGTAAAAAACTATCGTAGAGTTTGCTATTCCTTTTCCTTGAATAGAAGTAATTCTAGCTCTACCTGTTTTACCTAAAGTATCTGCTCCGACTGTATCAAAAGTTAAGGTTGTTTGATCCGATGTTGCGCTTCCTGACATATTTTTTCTCCTAAGTTACAGAGCTACCGAAGTAGCTCTATAAAAATTAATTATACTCTAACCCAGCCGTAAGTTGAACCGCTGTAAACGTATTGACCTGAAGTAGTTCCAAATCCTCTAGAAAGCAATGTTCCTTTTCCAAAAGGGAATCCACCGCCTCCACCAGCTCCAGACACTATTCCTTCAATTCCTCCAGCATCGCTAGAAAATACATATTCATTAAAATTGTAATTTGAATTAGCAGGGGTAATATTTTTTAATTGTATTGTATCGCCAGCAGTTGGTAATGTTGGGAATGTAATAATTATATCAGCTGCTTGCGCACTGTTATCTACAAAAAAACCTACGGCAGCTGTTGCTGCTTTGCTTGCAGTAATAACTTCCCAAGCTGTTCCGCCTCCACCAACTGGTGAAGTGCTTCCATCTGCGTTTTGTATTATAACTTCACCATTGACACCTTCTGAAGTAGTTGTTGCTGCTCTTCCGATAACCAATGGTCCTGTAAATGTAGTTCTTGCCATAATTTTTCTCCTTTTCCTAGTTAATAGATTATAGTCTCTAGGCCGTCGACTATACGCGTCTATAATCTTTTTAAATGTATAGTGTGTTTTTTATACAACAGTTTTTAATAGAGTGCAAGAGAGCCTACAGTGTGGAGTGAATTTTTTCCAACGATGTAGCTTTTTACTAAGTAGCTACTGAAACTTCAGGAGCAGAACCTTCAATGTTGTTCTGTCTATGGGCGATCTGAGCTTCTTCTAGCTTAATCTTTGTAATGATTTCTTTGACTTTGTCGTCAATTCTAACCATCTCAAGAGTATACCTATTATTATCTAGGTGCTCCTGTTCCCACTTCAACTCCAAGGACCTTTTTGCTTTGTATAGGTCTTGTATCATTTATAACTTCCTCATAAGTTATTCTATTTACCTTATTGTCATAACTGACGCCAAGGTTTTCCCAAACTATACTATTTTCTCCTAGTTTGTCAAGGATTGCTTTTTCAAGCGATTGAGGGTTGTCTTCTGATATAACTTGAAACCTAGAGTGGTGATCGTAGGCCCAAATATTAACCAGAAAAGTTTTCATTTATTTGTTGAAATTATAAAGCTGAAATTTCTTCTTTTTTAGATTTTAAAAAAGTTAGTTTTTCTTCAGCTAGGGCTAATTTGTCACCTGACGCAGTTTTTTGTAACTGTTCATTTCTTTTAATTCCATTTTCAATGTTTTCTAAACATTGTTTTTTATCTTTTGGTTTCCAATCAGCTGTTGCTTCTTTTAATCTTTTGTATATTCCCATAATTTTTCTCCTTAGTTATGTAGCCTTTATACAAGGCTACATAAAATATTTCAAGCTATTAATTCTTAACCACCGCCACCTGCATTTATAGTAGCATTGGTGTTATTTACTGATTTCCAGTTTGAACCATCCCACACAGCGACCGAAGGTTGTCCATTATTACCATCAGTAACATAGATTAAGTCACCGACTGAGTTTCCGCTTGTTGGTGCACTAGCTACAGTGTAGCTAACTAGATTTGGTCTACCACCAACTGCGGCACCATTCGCATCCACTAAAGTGTCAACTTGAACAGTGTCGTTTGGAAATAAATTTATTGTTGCCATAATTATTCTCCTATTAAGTTAATTTATGAGGGGCGAAACCGCCCCTCACTTAATTATTTATTACGCTCCAGCAGAAGCATACATACCTCTTGGATCAGAAAATCCAAAAGAGTATCTTTCTCTTGCTTTGTATCTAACGTTACCAGTGTCAAAGTCACCTTCCATTTTAGTGGAAATAGGTGATCTATTGAACATTTTCATGCCATTAGGAACATCAGTTTTAATATAGAACGCGTCTGTATCAGTTAAGTAATGATTAATTACATAACCTTGAGGTACCATTCCTCTAGATACGATAGCATTAATATTGTTATCTGCTGTATCCGTCTGACCTTTTGATTCCATTAGTCTCTCTGCTGTAAATTGCTGATTAGGGTGAATGATCATTTTCATTCCTCTAGCAGCGATTTTTAGACCTCTTTCATCAGTGAAAGCAGAAATATCAATTAGAGATTGCTCTAATGATGTTTCATTAAGGTCAGCAGGAGTTTGCAATTGGTTAGAGAATGTTCCAGCTAATGTAGGGTGGTTTACAATTGCTCCACCTGCATTATTACCGAAAAGTGATACTCCGTCACCACCTGCAAAGTTTCCATCGAAACCATTGTTCAGGACGTTAGCCGCTTTAACTTGTTTAGTATTAGCCATAGATCTAGCTAATGCTTTTGTATATCTAGACGCAAGTCTATCATACAAATTGTCTTCAATTGCTTCTTCAGTAATTGAAAACGCTAAAGCGATTGTTTCATGCGTATAACGAGAAGTGAAAGTCTCTTGCGCATCATCAAATGATACACCTTGACCTTCAGCTTTAACTTGCGCATTACCGAAACCAGATAACATTACTTCTTCTTCAAAAGCTCTGTCAGATGATTCAGTATCGAAAATCTCAGCATGTTCGTTCTCGTAGTTTTTGTATTCCAGGCCGAACAGGGCGTTCAATCCTGGCTCTAGTTCTTTAACTAGTTGTGATCTTGATATTGCCATAATTTATTCTCCTATTCTCCTATTATACTGACGCTATATACAAGTTAGCTAATGGGTTCATTACAACTACCATGTTTGCACCTGCAGCTGTTATGTCTTTATTCTCAGGGTCTTCTGCGACTCTGACAATTTTCCACATAGAAGTACTTGCAGCAGCAGCTAAATCTAAAGTTACAGTCGATTGACCGTCTTTATTATCAGTTGCTGTGAAATCATTTACGTTGAAGTTTTTTCCATTATTACTTGTTGGACAAGCAGCATCAACTTTAACCATATATTCTTGGATTGGGTCGTCATTAACAAATGCTTTCCCGTTGTTGTTGCCTGTATTATAATCAGTTCCAAAGTTAGTTCCCGCGTCTACGAAATTAACAAATCTTGGTTTCTTAGTAGTGTTATCAACGTAAAAAATTCCGTTAAATACACCAACTAATTTTGATTGAGTAGTTGCATTATAAGATGCACCACCAATACCAGTATCGTCTGTAGTTGCGAAAGAAGCATCTTGTAAAAATCCCTCTGATCCAGCTGCGTCTTGCAGTGAAACAGGGTTACCTTTATAGATACCTACACCTGGAGCTGACTCGACTAAGTATTCAGACTGACCGCCGATTGAAGGTGTGTTACCCAATCTTTCGATCATTCTTAAACCAAAGCCTATTGTTGAAGCGTTAGCCATAGTTGTTTCTCCTTTATGTGCCTGTCCCTAAGGACCTCCAGCACGGTTTATTTTAATTTAGCGGATAAAAATTGTTAAAAAATTAACGTTTCTTAGAACCACCAAAAGTTACACGAGTTTGTCGATCACTATTGATCGGCATACTTGGATGTTGTTCCCTCATAAGATCGTTGTCGATTGCTTCATTTCTCTCCTGAGTTTGCTTTTTAAAGTACTCAGTTCGAGATTGTGCGATCTCTTCCGGTAACCTTGCCAACACAAGGCCGCCTACTCCGATAACTCCTGCGTATTTTCCTTCTTGCATAGTTGGAAAAACTCCATCTGGATATTCATCAGCTCTCACTAATTCATAACCTGATCTAAGTTTCCCTGACATATTTTTAGTGTCGTCAAACCCTAAAACTTCTGTCCGTAACCATCTATGCTTAAAACCTTTCGGCGCAGGTGGTGCATCTAAAGATGACGGGGGAGCCCATGTCGTAGGTCTTTTTTCTTTAGATCTAGACTGGCTTGCACGGGTGGTCTTTTTGTTTTCTTCATTTTTCATATGCTATACCTCCTTCGTGATTTTTAACTGTTTCGCATATTCTTCCAGTGGCACACCTAATTTTTTAGCAATTGCTACCTGTGAAGGTGTGAGAGACACAGTTTTGCGACCGGGTTTGACAGAACGTCTAGCCGAAGCTACCGTTCGTACAGGTCTAGTCGATTCCCTATCCCCACTTCTATCAAATTTGTGGGGGAATTCAAGTCTTATTCTTTTATCAACTTCTTCATAATAATCATCAGAAGTTGGATCAAAATCTTCTTCATCCACTAGTTTTTTGTGTATATCAAAAGCAGTGTAAGTCATTGCACTATCTTTACCAAACCAACTGTTTTTTTGAGCCCAATCCTGTGCTTTTGGATCAGGTTCTCTAGTTTTTTGGGGTTGTCTAGACGGTGTAATATTTACAGGTCTTTCCATAAGTTCAGCTTTAGAAGTAGTATCTTTTTGCTCTTCTAATCTTGCTTCCTCGTAACCAAGTCTAGCAATTTCTTTTTGAGCATTAACTTCAGATTCTAAATCTCCGGCTTCTCTTGCGGCTGCTAATGTTGCATAAGTAGCCTTAAGATTAGATTGAATTTTTTCTTCTCTATCTTTTAAGCCACTTGTTTCTAGTTGAGAGTATTTTTTCTTAAGACTATCTGAAGTTGCTTTTACTGATTGTGCATAAACTAAAGCTTCTTCTTTTTGTCTTTCAGCTTCTCTCATTTTTGTAGTAAGTTTATCAATTCTTCTTTTGACTTTTTTACTATAACTTTCTAATTCTTCATCTTTCTCTTCACCTTCTGTCGGTGTTTCTCTTACTTGTTCAACAGTTTCTTCCTGTTCAACTTTTACTTCTTCTTTTTTTACTTCTTCTTTTTCCTCTGGTACATCAATATCTACATCAGGTCCTGATGTATCAATGTCTACCATAGGAATATTTTTTTCTTCGTTGTCTGTTGGCATAGTTTCCTCCTATGAAATTAAATGTAATGCAACATAAATTCTGGGTCAGCAACAGTGCCCAAAACTTCGTCGTCGTTAAGAATACGAACTTCTCCGCCTTCTATTGGTAAACGTGATCCAGCATATCTTGCAAAAATCACCCAATCTTTTTTCTTACACCAAGGGCCTTCAGGAAATTTTTCTTTATCCTTATATGCATCTGGTCCTATTTTTAAAACATAACCGCAGTTAGTTGCGATCCTTGCTTTATCTAAAGATTCTTGTGAAAATATTAAACCACCTTTAGTTTTTTCTTTTGGTGTAAAAGGTAAAACTAAAAGTCTCCAGCCAGAAGGTTCTGGTAGGTTGTCTATTACTTTGTCAACGTTTGTTTCGTCGACTCTATTTAACTTTTCTTCTTTATCTTGCTCTTTATATTTTTCTTCAAGAGCCATCTTTATCTTCGGATTTTCCGAAGTCGATAACGTTTCCTTGCTCATTTTTTTGCTCCTTTTCTTGTAGCAGGTTAGAGATTTCCTGTTGTATTATTTGTAAAGCATGTGCTTTACCAAGTAGATACTTGTATTTTTCCATATTGTCAACCGATCCAGATGTATAAGTTTCTTGAATTTGGTTGATTCCTTCTTTCAACATTCGTTGAATTTTGTAAACAATTGTTATTGGATCAATCATATTTTAAATGCCTGTAGTTCTTTTAACTTTTCTTGCGCTTCTGTAATTTTAGCAATTAATTTGTCCACTTCGTCTATGTGTTGTGGATGCTCACCAATCCCTACAGAATTTTCTAAGTATATTTTAATTGTTGCATCAGCTTCAGCTATCTGTGCATTATATCTTGCTTCTAGTGCTTCTAGTATTGCTCTTTTCATTTCTTTCTCCTTTTCTTTAAAATTGTTACTCTTGTTTGCCAACACCATTCAGTGGCTTTAATAGCATAGGTTTCAATAAATGAAAAAACATTATCAAGTTTTCCTAAAAATTTATATATAAATCTGTCTAGCATTTCCAACGTCTTCTGGCTTGTCTAATTCTAGAATTCGGGTCATTTCTAGTTTTAGCTGAAGATCGTTTAAGTTGTCCAAGTGATCTTGCACAATATGACTTTCTACGTTTAGCTGCCGCTGAACCTTTCTTAACTTTACCGGTTACAGCAGTTTTTAATTTAGATCCCGGATTGGCTTTTCTATAAGCTTTTACACCTTTAGCAGTCATACCAGCGCCTGATTTAGTTGGTCTGTAATTAGCTCCAGGACCTTTAGTGGTCTTCCTGATAGTCATTACTTTCTTTTTCTAGATGGTTTCTTAGATGGTTTCTTAGCTGTTTTTGCTGCTCGTTTAAAGTTAGCTTCAGTAGGCGCACCTTTAGCACCTGGTCTTCTCATTTTTTCACCACTACCAGCTTTGATTCTATTTCTTTTCGCTGCAATGTTTGCGTACAGCCCTTTTGCTTTTGCCATTTGTATTAACCTGTTTGAGTATTTTTTTTAATCTTACCTTTTGGTGAAAGCTCTAGCATTTTTTTATCTTTAGCAGATAAAACTTTACCATTTGCTTTTTCATGGTCGGGTCTAGGTCTTACTCTAGGTTTTGGTTGATAATCAGTTCTCATTATTTTTTTCCTCCGTTTTTAAATATTTGTGTTCCCTTTATACCATAAATACTCGCCACGACAAGGATCCATAAATTTGTGAACCATGACGGGAGCGATTGGAAATGATCGAAGAAGATTTTTATCTTGTCCATCGCCTGTGCGTCGTCTGAAAAGACTCCATATGCAAGCACCAATATGGGCAACGTGAGAATTACAAGAACCGCCTCGTCCTTATAATCCGATTGTCTTGCTTCTAGCAATTTTCCTTGGTAAGCTTCTTCACCACGAGCTTGACGCTCTGCATGCAACAGTTGTGCATCAGACATTGCGACTTTTGCCTTCTGCTTATTAGCATAAATCTTACTTCCAGCAGATACGGCTAATTTAAGTGCCGAAAACCACATGTTAGTACCAAGTTACAGTTGATCTTTTGTTTTTTAACATTCTTTTTTGGCCTTGTACTCTGTCAGTTTGAGATTCATTTGGTTTTGACATCTCAACAGGTATTCCGCCTTTCAAAAGACCGTCTTTGTTTGTAAATTTTTTAAAATCTACGTGTTTAGATTGAGTTTTGATCATAAGTCTCCTATTTTAATTATTATGTATCTTTTTTAAGTGCATTTTGCAATAAAGTTTTCTCAATAGATGTCTCAGCTCTCATTTCAGCTAATTCTTCGTTTTGTTCTAACTTATTGTCTTGGTTTTGTTGGTTCATAACCGCTTTCATACGATCTAATTCAATTCTTTTAGAGTCATATTCTTTTCTTCTTTGATTTTCAGCGGCTCTAAGGTCTAATTCTCTAGCCTTTAACTTAGCAAGCGGGTCGTTATCAAATTGAGAAGTAATTTCTTTCTCTTCATTCATAAATTCCTCTGTCATTTCAGCAATTAGAACAGCTTTTCTTGCTTCGAATTTATCAGAAAACTGTTTTAATTGTTGTTGCATCTGTGGGTTTTGTGCCATCTGTGGGTTTTGTTGCGCTTGTTGTTGCATTTGTTGTATTTGTTGTATTTCTTCTGCCATTTCCATCTCGACTTGTTCTTGAGCCATTAATGAAATGTGTTCAAAAATGTTTTTTTCAAGACTAGCCATAATCATTGGATTATTTCTAGCAATATTTGTAGACATAAAGTTCATATGCGCCGTCATATGAGCTCTGTGGTCTTGACCGGGAAACGCTTGAAAAGGTTTTTGTCCCATTGCATCTATATGTTCTAACGCCGGGTCTTTTGGAGCCGGTGGTTGAGGACGTACTAATATTGAATCTACATCTTTTACACCTAACGCTTCGTACATGTTTCTATAAACATTGTATGTGTTGTGAATCTGAGGGTTGGACATTGCCAGCTGTAACTCAGTTTGCGCTAAAGATATTCGCTGTGATTGTGAGAAAATATTTGGGTCAGCAACTGGCAATATATCTATCCTGTCATCAAAGTCCATTTGTTTAACAGTTCTTTGACCACCGACAACGTCGTAAGGATATTCTTGGGGTAAGTATGTTTTAAATACTCCTGAAAGTAATTTAAATTCTTCTTTTAATGCGGAGTAAATTCTTTTGTGAATTGCAGACATTGTTCTGCTTCCTCTTTCAAGCAAGGCGACTGTCGTTCCCACCGCGGCTTGCTGATTACCCTCACCTACTTGCAGGTCTGCTATTGAAGCAAATCTTTGTCCTGCACTTACAACGACACCCATAAGCTGTAATAGAGTTTGTGAAGGCTCTTTGTATGGAAGCATCATAAATGCATCTCTAATACTGCCACCTGGCGCATCTACATCTCTAAATTCTCCTGGCTGGATTGATTGTGCATCATCTCTAATTCTAATTCCTCTTTGTTTAAATCCTGCAGGTAGGTTTGATAATGTTCCTGCATCCAAAAGAGATCTTAGAGCAGCTGTTGCTGTTCTTGATAGTCCACCAATCATATGAATTAAACCAAAACCATAAAAACCTAGTCCTGGTAAAAATTTAAAGTGTACAAAGTAATTTATTTTCTTTTTTAATGGGTCACCTTGTATATAGTTTCTTCTAATAGATAATATTTCCTGTGAATCTTCTTCAATAGTTACAACATAAGGTAATTTAATTCCTGTTGGTTCACCATCTTGTCCAATGTCTTCAAAACCATCTAAATCTAAATCAACATGAAATTCTAAAAGAGTGTGTAAGTCTTCACTTCTTCCTGTTTTCTTTACACCTTCTAATTCATGTTCTTTTTTTTGAATTTCGGTTTCAGAAGTTTCATTAGATTCGGGTATTTCTACATCTTTATAGAAACCCATAATTTGTTGTTTTCTTAAATCATTTTCTGTAATTTTAATTACGTGAACGATGGATTCCGCATCTTCTAATGAGGTAGCAGAATATGGAACCACTAAATCGTCAGCAGGGACAAACTTAGAAACAGCTCGCCCTAATAAATCATCGTAATAAACTTTTTTAAAAGTTGATCCAGCTAGTGGAAGATGAAATAACATGGAATCAAACTCGGGTTCATATTCTCTCATTTGATCCATGATTTGAAAATTCATAAATTCTTTTACACGGTTCGCTTGTTGAACTTTTTCCGGAGTATTGATACCTAAAATTTGTGTTCTTACTGGTCCAGTAGCCGGGAGTAACTCTTTATAAGCGAGAGCCTGAAACTGTGTAACAGCTTCAGCCAAAACCGGGTGAGTCGCACCCGAGGCACCTTGAAATGGTTCTGATTTTTTTTCATATTTAAATCCTAATAAATCAAGTCCAGTTGTGTATGTATGTTCCCAATCTTTTCTTGATGATTTATAATCTTTATAGTTTTCAATTAGTTCAGAGCTTAATTTACCAGAGTCTGTCTCATCTAAATAGTCTGCTAAGTTTGCATTATGGTCTTCTGGGGCAGGTAAGTTTGAATCCTCACCATAATTAATATCTACGGAGCCGTCTTCGTTCTCAATTACTTCTGATGCATCCGATGGAAAATTTACATTTTCTGGTTCAGACATTTGTTGAACCATGTCCTCTTCAGCTACTTGTATTGTCTCTTCTACGTTTGGTAACGCCTTGTCTATTTCCGCCATTTATTTTCTCCAATCGCACTGTTTTAACATTGTTATGTTTTAAATTCAAGCCTTGTGGTTGAGGCCCAGATTTCGGTGGTAAAAGATGCCATTTAGGGTATTTATTTGTCATTTAATTTTTAAGTGTCATAGAATCAGTATCCCCTGCTTCTTTTAAAATTTCATCTATGCTATCCAATCCATCTTCAGAATCTCTTAATTTACCTTCATCATCAGGTCTTACTGTAAACTCTTCATACTCATCTACGGTTCTCATTTTAGTAGCTTCATCTGCCGTGCCGGGTTTATAAGTCATGTACTCATCTGATATTATACCATCTTGATCATAGAATACACCCTCGTTTCTTTTTCTAATTATAATTTCTCCTGTTGACATATTTTCTCTCATTTCAAAATCTTTATACGACTTAACAACTTCTCTATCACTAGTTGCAGCTACGTCTGTTACATCATCACCCATAAATTTAATTTTTTCAACTAATCTAAAAAAATAAGGTGGTACACTTTTTACAGTTTCGGCGACTACAGGAGCTGCTTTTTGTGCAATTGTTCCAATATCAATAAATCTTCCAAGTAAAGGTATGGATGCAAGCCCACCCATGATCTTCATAAACTTTCTTTTCTTAGGATCTTCTGGTCCGTCTGCAAAGTTTACTCTACCACCTTGATTGTATCCTTTATAATTTTTTGCTGCATACTCTTCTATCAATCTTCTTTGTTCCTCTCCTTCATCTAATGAAGTTATACCTTCAGCTTGCTTCATCATTTCTTTAGCCCTGTTTTTTAGAGTACCACCTACAGTAATTCCAGTTCCAACAGGAGTAGAAAGTCTTGCAGCCCTTGCCATTAATGGACCTGCATTTTTAAAAAGTTCTGGATATAATAATTCCAATCCAACAGTAGGGTCTGTTGCAGCATCAATAAAACTTTGTCCTTCATTCATTCCTTGTTTTATATCCATGTAAGCAAAAGTTCCTGCAGCTGGTAATGAGGCCACAGTTTTAAGGATTCCTTTTAAAAAAGGTTTTGCATACTTACCTAATAAAACAGAACTCCCCGCAGCAGCCGCAGATCCACCTTCGGTAGTTCCTTCCTTTGGTTTTTTTTGAGGAACAATTACACCTGGATCAACGGGCATAAACATATCACCGTTTGTATCTGCGTTAGCAGCTGTAGTAAGTATTACACCGGCACCGGCTCCTCCATACAAAAGTGCTTTTTTAAATCCTTTTAATTTTGGAATATTATCTAATGCTTTTACATATTTACTATTATTAATAACTTTTTTATTACCTTTGTATTTTTCATAAATAGATTTTATTTTATTTGGAGAACCTTTAGCCCCCATTACTTCTTTATCTAAAACATTTGTGTATTTTTTATTTTCATAAGCTTCTATGTTACCCATAGTTTCTATAACATTATCATTTATTGGATATCTGTATTCATTAATAGCTGCTGTTTGAGGATCGATTGCTATTTTACCATTTTTCTTAAATGAAAATCCTCCTATGTCATATCCAGTTTTGGTTTTAAAATCATTTTGTATTTCTTCTAACTTAGGCATTATTGTTTCTGGAGCCGCTCCTGCTTTTGCAGAATTATATAATGCTATTATTTTTTTGTCATAAGTAGATTTAAACGTATTTAAATCATTAGATATATATTGGATTTTCATAAAATTTTTTTTGTACTTAGGAAAATCACTCATAATAGCTTTTATATCTGTATGGTCTCCAGCTATTTTAAAATTTCCAAGTTGTGATGTCGCTTTTTGTAAGTTTTGTAAAAGCTCTATATCTTTTTTTGGTAAACCAAGCATTTTTGCTACATCTATATTTGAAGATCGAGATAAATTAGAAGTAAGACCTATTAAATTTTTTTGTATAAAAGGATTTGTATAATTTTTTAAAGGTTTTATTTGATTATATAAATCTGCACTATATCTTTGATCTGTTCCGGCATAGATTGCCAACAATTTTTTAAGTCTTAATCCAGCTTCGTTAGCAGTTATAGTTTGTGCTTTATTTTTTCCCATAACTTTTGTGTACTCGTCACTTAAAAATTGTCCTTTATCAATAAAGGTAGCATTGGGGTCTGTTAAATATTTTATATTTTTTTTAACTATTTTATCTAAGGCTTTTACTTCAGGGAAAATTCTTTGAGCAGTTGTTTTAATATATTTATCAATATCTATATTTTTTCTTTTAAAAAAAGATTTAACATATCCGGGAGATACTTTTTCTCCAAGTTCTTCGCTAACAATTGTAGAAATTCTATTGGAGGTAATAGATGAAGATTGGTTGTCTAGTACATTTTTAATTGCAGCATCTCTATAATTTCTTGTAGTTATATCTACTATATCTCCGGGCTGTGCAGTTAGTTTTTTAATTTTTGTTTTATTACTATCAATTAATCTTTGAAAATAATTTTTTGTAGCTCTATAACTAGTTTTATTACTTGTATCTATCTGTCTCTCAATTAAACCTTCTTCTATCAAAGTGTTTGTTATGTCTGGAGTACCCATTCCACTATCTATTAATTCAATTGTTCTTTTTTCTATGTTGGGATAAAATTTTTCAAGTTTAGATCCTTTAGTTGCTAAATTATATATCTTACTTAAAATTCTAGTTGCATTGTCTGTGTTAATATTTGCACCTGAATTTTTAACTACATCCGAAGCTTCTAAATTTTGAAACATATTTTTTTTATTAGGATTTTGTTTTATTATATTTTCTATGTAGTCCATAAATTTTCTAGATTCTTCTCCTGGTTGTCTAAGAGTATCCGGTATTTTATTTGGTTTTCTAATTTTAAATTTGCCAGTACTTAATTTTTCATTAATATAATCTTGAAGAGCTTTAGGACTAACTTTATTTTTTAAATTTAAATCTCTTATAATTCTATCTGCGCCAGATCCTTTTTCGTATTCCTTTGATATATTTTTTTCTAACGTAGGGTCTTCATTAAATAAATTATTTATAGTAGTTCCTTTTTTTCTAGCTGCTCCTCTCGCACCTGTGTAGTTAGAAAACCCTTCACGAGTACCAAGATTACTACCGTAAAAATTACCGCCACCTATTGCAAAACCTTTACGATTTTTCTCTGTGAGAGAATCTAACATTTGTTGAGTAGCTGCACTTGGTTTGTACATTATCTTTTTCCGCTAGCGTATAATCTTTTTAATAAATTTAATCGTTGTAATGCTTTTGCCCTAGCATCTTCATTTAGTATGGTAAGATTTTTTTTCCTTTTTTTCTCATCTGCAACTAATTTTTTATTTCGCTTAAAAAGAGCATTGGTAAATGCTTTTTCTCTCGATAGATTTACTTTAGCTAAGTTATTAAAAGGATTAGAATAATCAGTTTGCATATTTCTATCAATTCTTTTTCTCTCACTTCCAGATGAAAAACCAACCCTGCCGCCTTTCATGTAACCACTTGCTCTCATCTTAATACTATTACCTGTCCCTGTACCCATTCCACCTTGTTGATTTATAATATCTTGCATTTGTACTTTAGCGGTCTTGACGGGTGCTAAGTTACCAGGGTTTGTATTAGTGTATGAATTATAAGATTGTGATCTTAATGAGTCATAGTACGCATCCTGACCTTTTTTTAGTAACCGTTGTTTTTCATCAAAAGTTTGTTCACCATAGTTTTGTGCATCCTCTTCTGTTATAAAACCTTTCTCTTTAAGGTCCTTAAGTTCTGAGTCTACATAATTTTTTGTAAGGGCAATTCGATCATACATTCCATCTGAGCCTATAAACTGTTTTGGATCTATTCCTCTTTTTTCTAATGTTTCAGCCGCATTGTAAAGGCCACCATAATTCATTTGGTTATCGATATATTGTTCAATATCATATAAATCATATCGTTCTTCATTGGTCATGTTATCGTAAAAGTCGGATTCATCAACTCCAAATCTAGAAAGTGAAAATTTATCAAAAAGATCATCTCCACTCATTCCCGAATCTGGATCGTAATCGTAGCCCTCAAATCTGAGTCTTTGTCTATCATACTCTCTTTGTTCTGATGGTTTAAGGTTATCAAAAAATGCATAATAATCGTCATCACTTATGTCATCACTTTCATAATATTCTACATCATATTTTTTTCCAGGAGCTCTTTCATTAGCAGTTATACCAAACATTTGATCATAGTTAGACTCTCCATGACCGAATGCCATTGGGCCTTGTGAGTTAAGTTGATTATCTAATTGAGCTTTCTCTGCTTGTGAAAGGTTTGCTCTAAATGTATCCATTTGATAATTATCAAAATTCATAATTTTATTCATATCAAACGTGTTATTTGATGGTGCTTGAGGATTGACTGCAGGTTGAGTTACACCTGGTCCTGTTAAGCCACCCATAGTAGTTGCCGCGCCACTTGTCATACCTGACGGTTGTGTTGCCGGTGACTGAGGATTAAATGTTGATGGTGATTGATTTGCCGGTGGTTTAGCACCTGGTTGTCTTGCTAAAAAATCTAATTGCGATTGTTTTTTTCTAGCCGCTAAATCAATTGGTCCGCCTAATGCTTTTTTTACTCTACCGCCGTCGCTAAAAATAGATCCTATATTACCATCATACTCTGGCTCTGGCTCTCTTTTAGCAACCTTTTGATTTTCTTGTTTTGGAACAGTTTGTTCATTTGTTTGAGCGGTTTGTTCATTTGTTTGATTTCCTTCTGTTCCTAAAACTTTTCTTACAACATCACCTGCACCTTTCCCAAGTGCTATATCAGTTCCTAATGCTACTCCACCTTTAATATCTTTTTCTTTTAATACCCTAGATCCTTCTTTTATATTATCTACTGAATTTTTACCTATAACAGCACCTGCAACTGTTTCAGCGGCCCCTTTAAGGTCACCTTCTCTTACATCACCTACTACGTCAACTCCCATTCGAGCCATATCGTTTGCTCCGAGAACTTGTTTTGCTAGCTGAGCTCCTGCCGGTCCACCTACAAGGCTAGCTACAATTGTAAGAGGTACTTTATACTTAGAAGCAAAATCACTTATACTTCTTAGAAAACTTTTCTTTTGTTCTTTACTAGTTCTTTCAGTAATGTTTTCAAAACCTACTTCTCTTCGTAAATTTTTTACTTCATTACTTTGAGCTAGTTTTTCTAAATCTAATACGGACTGGTCTGCTCCTGCTCCATAATAGTCATTCGAAACTTTTTTATAAAAATCTGTTCTGTTGTCTTCGCCTGGTTTTTCAAGGCCAGCTTTTTCAGCTAATCTTTGTCTATATTCTTCTTGCGCGTTTTCTTTAGAATCTCCAAATTTTTCTTTCATATATTGATTACGCTCTATGTTTAAGTTTTGATCTCTTGGTGAGTAAGTCACACCTGCGTATGGGGCTACACTTGTTGCATCTTGAGGAACTAATCCACGTTCTTTATAAAATTCTAATTCAGCTTCTGCACGCATTTGCTTATCTATTTCATCTATTATAGAGCCATCTCCAATGCTTTCTTTTTCAAGTTCGTCTAATTTTTTTTCATAACCAGCTTCTTTTTCTTCTTGTGATAAAAAAGGATTTCTTAAATTTTCTAACTCTTCATCATCATAACCAAGAAACTCTATAGCACCCAAGAAATCTTTTTTATCTCTTACACCTTTTTCAAGACCTGCCGCTTCTCTTGCAGTAATATATTCACCATCTTCACCCAACACCATTTTTAAACTACCATCTTCATTGTAGAACTCAGGATTAAGATTTTGTATATCTCCATACATATCATACATGGCCATGTCATCAGCTGTTTGTCCATAATTCTTAGATTGCTCTTCAAATTGTTGTATGTATTCGTCTGCACTTAAACCACGTAAAGATTTGTTTTTTCTTTCTGTGGCTGAAATAAGAGATTTATTATCCTCATAAAATTTCCACATGTCATCAAAAGTTCCATCCGCTCTTGCTTTGGCTTGTTGTTCTCTAGTTAAAAATTGATTAGGACTATACGCAGCACGACCAACATTAAAGGGGTTTGAATTGGTTAGGCTATTCTCTAAAGCTGTTTTATAATATTCAGCTGGGTCTGTATCTGCAAAAATTTCTTTATCAGCATCTTCTTTTGTCATGAAACTAAAACCTGCTGATGTTTTCCCGCCTCCACTAGATGATCCTCCCGATCCTCCCGATGGTTGAAAAAATACTTTAGATCCTCCTCCGCTACCTTTACCATAAAAAGGATTACCTGTTCCTGTGTTACCACCACCAGTTGCACCTGTGTTTGGTTGAAAATTACTATAACCTGGAATTACACCGCTCCCGCCGCTCGTTCCTCCAGTCCCGCCTCCAGTCGCGGGTGGCGTGCCTCCAGTTCCTGGACTTCCAGTTCCTGGCTGCGAGCCTCCCGTAGCGGGTGTCGAGTTACTAAACGAGCCATAAGTTCCACCAGTGGTGGTTCCCGTGCCACCTATACCAGTACCTCTTCTTCCAAGAAAATCTACATAAGACTGCTGTCTTCTTTTATTTTCATCTATTCTTAATGGTCCACCTATTGAAACGTTTACTCTTGGTTCTAAATTAAGATTAGACTCTTTAAGTTTAGATTTAAAAAATTTATTAAGTTCGGGAAACTGATTAGATTGAATTAGCTTTCTGTATCTAACTTGTTGATCTGATTTTTTTTCTTCATTTTTAAGTTTATTTTTTTCGTTTATTTTTTTATATAAACTCACTATTTCAGATAAACCTTCAGGTCCTGTACCGGAAGCTTGTTTAGTTCTGTTTTGGTTTTTAAATGTATCAATAATCTCATCAGTACCTTTGCCTTTTTCCATCATTCTAAAAGCTTCATCAAGTGTTGCTAGTAGTTCTGCTTTTCTTTGCGGGTTATCGTCTATTAAAATCTTATCTACAAGTTCATCATCAATACCTGGATACTTTGTTTTTATCTCTAATCTCTCTACCATCTTAGGTGCTAGTGCTCTAGTTGATTCTACTTCATCAATATCATCAATAATATCAAACTCAGTTGGTTTAGGTTCTCTTCCAAAAATGTGATCTTGTGTGTCATCAAATATTTTTTGAGAATCTTTATCAGATACGTTTTTATATGGACCTTTTCTAGCTATGACGTTGTTTACTTCTTTCATAGCTGCTATTGGATCTAAAGTTTTTACATAGTTTATAATCTCTACGGCACCTCCAACAATCTTACCTACTTTAGGTATTTTTTTAATTGTGTCTATTAATGTTTTTTTCTTAGGATCTTTAGGACCATCTGCAAAACCAATTCTATTTATACCACCCATTGAATTTGATTTTCTACCAGTGGGATCAAACTTAAGTAAAATATCTTCTTGATCTATTTCTTTTTGAATATCTGCTAGCTCATCTGGAGTATATCCTTGAGGTGGTTCTTTTGGCATTTTAATATCAAACAAACCTGCATCTTCTATAAGATTAGTTAATGGTTTAGGTGTTATACCTCTTCTATCCATTTCAATTAATTCTTCAGCTAAATCATTAATATCTATTAAAATATCTTGACCAAACTTTTGTTTAAATAATTCTATGGCATCCGTTCCCTTAGGCAGTTCAATTCCTTTTTTTCCTAAAATTTCTCTAGTTATTGTTCTCGTAAGACCGGTTGAAATGTTTTCGACTTTTGCTATATTCTTGACTTTGTCTTCAAGTCTTTTCATTAAGTCAGATTCTTTATTAAATTTTTCTGCGATCTCTTCGTCCGTTTTAGGTCTATACATCTCATCAATTTCTTTTTGAGCGTTTGTTATTTTAGAGCTTGCATCTTCAATTTTAGTTTTGGATTTTTGTATTTGATCCATAATAGATTTACCTGACTTAGTATCAGCTAAAGTTTCAATACCTTCTGCTACAACAGATTCGTCTATTTTTTTAATGTCTTTGGTTCTATCGTCTAATTTTTTTTGTTTTTGACCTTCTTTAAAAGCCATATCAATTTGTTTTTTGGCTGCATTAAACTTGTCACCTAGTTCTCTTTTTGCAATACCATAAACCTGATTAATGTTTTTAAGACCACCTGCTCTAGTTAGGTTTACAATTGCGGCTAATAATTTTAATATGCTCATATTTACCAGTAATATTCAAATTTTTTCTTTGGTTTTTCCTCTTCTTCATAGTCTTCGGGGTGTAATAAAAAACCTCCCTGTCTGAAACGCATGATAGCTTGTGTCATCGAGTCCACAAGATCGTCATGATCGCCAAAAGGAAAAGCTGCGCACTCTTCGATGACCTCTTGCGCAAACTCCTTTTTCTTTGGAGCATATATCATAGCAGATTCAAATAAAGGTGCAACCGAGTTTACTCGAGTGTGTTTATCCTGACCTTTTGATGGAGAGAAGTTAATTACGGGTATTCCCATGTTTCTTAATTCGTAAGTTAATGGCAATCCAGTTGCTTTAGCCTCAACAATAACTGTTTCAGGTTCCCAATATCTATATTGTTCTAGAGCCACGCGACGAAGTTCGGGGAACTCGAATCTGTCTTTGACAGCATCTAATAACATAATACATTGTGGTCCATCTTCTTTTGGCCTGAATACACCCCAAGTAGTAATAGCACTATAGTCTGCAGTTTCTTTTTTCATAAACGCTGTATCATAAGATTGTATGACATGGTCTAAACGAGGCATGTAATCTTTTTCCCAATCTTGCCACCATTCTCTTTTGATAATTGCACCTTCTTCAGATGTTGGGTCTTGCATATACTGCGCATTCCATTTTGTTAAAGGAATACTAGCCTTAACAGATTCTAAATCTTCTATCTTCCAATACTCAGGCCAAACAGGTTTACCTGATGGCATGATCGCTGGAAACTCTACGACTTCCCATTTGTCAGCTTTTGCT